ACATTTTTATCTTTATTCTATTTGAAGTGTAATTATAAACCCATACATTTGCATCGTCAGAAACGAAGTAATAACAATTAAAACATATAAGATATGAAAGCAACAGAATTTAAGAAAGGTCAATCAGTAGTCGTAACTACTAAAAATGGTAAGGTAGAAGGTACTATTTCAGGTGTTGATATGAATGTTTGCACTTTTGAAGTTGAATACTCTGTGGATTACCTAAAAGAGGGCAAAACATGGACTATGATTTGTGTGCCTGCAAGAGCGATAGAATTAGCATAAGTTTAATCAGCAGGGCGAAAGCCCTGCGCAATATAGAAGAATATGAAAGAAAATATATTTTTAAAAGCAATTATAGAAAAACCGTTATTGAATAATGAACCAGAAGTTTTACACCTTTTCGTTCAAATAATCAATGAAATCACTTCTTGTATGTCAGAAGACGAGTTAAGAGGCTGTATGAACTCTTTAATAGTAAGATACTCTTATTTTAAACTGTTTTTCGATTATGGTTTCGGACATAATCACATGTGGGTGAAAGAATCAGGTTCTTTGGAAAGATTGATATTGGTTGAGTTCTAATCCGGTAGCCTTATGGCTACCACAATATACACGATTATGAAAGCAGATTTAGTTTTAGTTATCAGCCCTGAAGCCCCACTGATGAAACAACTGGGCAAAGTGTTGGGTAAGCTATGTACGCCGTACGACTTCTCTACTATAGAGAGGGGTGAAAAGTACATCACCATACAGCATGATGAAACAGGGCTTGTAGTGGCTTATACGAGTGAAGAAAGATTGAACGTAAAAATGAATTAAGAATGAAGAATGTATTAGAATCTTTGAAAGAAAGTGTCAAGAGTGGTAAAATCACAATCAGAGAGGCAGCTATAAAACTGCATAAAGCAGGGTGGACGAGTTTTGTAGACGTGGATAAAACGAAACAATTACTTGAATTATGAACTCAATAAATGTAAACGGTTGCAGCGTATGTCAACCCGGTAAAGAAAATTACACCACCTACAACACCAGGTTGAAAGGTAAGAGAGTGAGAATGTACCAGTACGACTACCGTACTGAAAGTGGTGAATTCTTTGCTTGTTGTGCGCCTACCTTAGAGGCGTGTAGAGAAAGACGGGACAAATGGCTTAGTTCACGACAATAAGCCGATTGTCGTGTATAACGATTGAAGATATTTCGTTATCTTTGGTTGTGGTAGTACCTTTGGGGTACTATCTTTTATGTATAAATTTTATAACGATATAGTGATATGAAGATTAATTATAATGGTCAAGAGATAGAAGCGTATTCGCTCATAATGACAAAAGAAAACGCTTTAGATATTTTGAATGGTAAAAAGAGCATAGAAACACGTATGCTTAGCGCCAAATATGAGAAGATGTTCACGGACTTTGCGCAAGTTGACGAAAACGAGAAATTTAGAAAAGCTGGACGCGAGCAAGAATGTCAACCTATTTTAAGGACTGATATAGAAGCTATTCATTTTTATAGTACTGGTGCACCATGGACACTTGATGTCGCCATTGATGAAATTGGTATAGGCGAAATAACAGAAGAAGGAATAAAGTTCATGCACGATGAATTTGATTTTCATGATTTCGATGAACAGCTAGAAGATTTCAAGAAAAATCCGCCCGAAGAAGTGCCATTGTTCTATTATTTACATATCTGTGAGATTATTCATCATGATGGATTGAAATAATATAAGCCACTTCGGTGGCTTTACTTATTGGTAAAAAGATTGTTTAATTTAAAATTTAAGATTATGGGAGAAACTTACGCAACTGATGCGAGCGGTAATAAATATCGCACTCGAAAAGACTATGAAGCTGGTCGTTTTCAATCTATGGGTAGAAATGCAGCCCAAAGAGCGAGAATTAATCGTAAGGTAGGTGGTAGGATTGCTTGATGATGAAAAAGGCAATAGATATAATAAAAACTATCGCCGAAAGGACTGACAGGGTTATATTGTTTCACTCGGCATCGGGTAAAGACAGTATAGCCCTTTTAGACCTTATTTCACCATACTTTAAAGAAATTGTATGCGTTTATATGTACGTTGTTAAAGACTTATCTCATATTAACCGTTATATAAACTATGCTTGTAATAAATATCCAAATGTTAAGTATGTGCAGATTCCTCATTTTGCAGTTTATTCCTATAGACGCATTGGGTATATGGGATGCGAGAAAAATGAGAAACAGAAACTTTACAGCATGGCTCAGCTTACAGATATAGTAAGGGAGAAATACAATATTGAGTGGGCTTTCTTCGGCTTTAAGCAATCCGATTCAATGAACAGGCGTTTGATGCTACGTACATACGACATGAACGGAATTAATGAAGCGCAAAAGAAGTGTTATCCATTGTCTGAATACAAAAATAAAGACGTCATGGATTATATTAGCAGGGCTGGTTTAATCAAACCGGAATCATACGATTCCAAGCATCAATCATCCGGAACGGACATAACGGATATTAACTACCTTCTTTTTCTTCGTAATAGATTTCCGGGTGATTTGCAGAAAGTTATAAATGAATACCCTTTGGTGGAACGAAAACTATTTGAATACGATTATGAAAGAACTAAAGCAAAGTGAGACAAGAATTATAAAGCGCTCCAAAATAAATCTGAATCCGATTAATCCTAAAAGGCATTCTGATGAGAGGGTAAAACTGCAAAAGAAGAACTTGCAAAAAGTGGGTTTCCTCGGCGGTATCGTATGGAATGAGAAATCGGGAAATCTTATAGACGGGCATCGCAGGATAAAAGCAATGGATTTGCATTATAAATACGATGGTACTTCCAGCACGGATTACAATGTTAAGGTTGAGGTCGTAAATCTGGATGATAAGGCTGAGAAGGAACAGCTTACATACATGGCCGTGGGAAATACTAAACCAGATATTGATTTGATAGCTGATTACATTAATGATATTGATTACTCCGATGTCGGTTTGAGTGAAGCTGAACTTAATGATATTCTATCCATAAGTGGTATTGATGATATTAGATTGTCTGATTCTTTAGATAATTTGCTATCTTCCCCGGTGAAAGAATCAAAGCGTCTTGATAGAACAGATGAAGAAAAGAAAGCTCACATGAAAGAGGTTAAGCAACAGGTTAAGGCAGTGGCTAAGGAACGCCAACTCAATGAAGAAGCTTACATAATGCTTTCGTTCTCCTCCTACGAAGCTAAGGCTGATTTTTGTGACCTGCTTGGTATAAGTACAGATGATAAGTTCGCTAAAGGGGAAGGTGTTTTAAAACTGATTGAATAAGTATGGCAAAGCCGAAGTTTGATTTTGATGATGAACAGAACCTAATCCGTATTGAGGGTTGGGCACGTGATGGTTTGGACGATAAGCAAATCGCAGCAAACATCGGCTACAGTGAAGCGCATTTCTCTGTGTTGAAAGGTAAATTGCCTAAATTATCTAAAGCATTAAAAAATGGGCGTGCGCCCATTGATTTTGCCATTGAAAGCAAGATTTATCGTAAGGCTATGGGGATGAAGGTAAAAGTTCAACAGGCTATTAAGGTGAAAGATGTGTTTTTCGATGAAGAAGGTCGCAGATGCGAGAAAGAACGGGTAGAGATTGTGGAATTAGACCAAGAAGTACCACCTGATACAACAGCTGGTATTTTCTGGCTCAAAAACCGTAAGCCCGAACAATGGAATAGACCGGCTCCAAGAGCTGAAGATGATGCAGATATTCCAACAGACATAGAGCATGGCATCAACATTGATTCTTGGATTAAAGACAAGCTGAAATGATAGTACCTCAAGAAATTTACCATCCATTATATGAGGATAAGGAAAAATTTATAATTCTTATCACCGGTGGGCGTGGTAGCGGAAAGTCTTTCAATGCTTCTACCTTCATAGAACGGTTGACTTTTGAAATGACACCGGCCGAGAAGATAGTTCATCAGATACTCTATACTCGCTACACGATGGTTTCTGCCGGTATGTCTATCATCCCCGAAATGATGGAGAAGATAGATTTGGACGGTACCACGAAATATTTCAAGACCACAAAGACGGACATAGTCAATAAGATGACTAAGAGCCGTATCATGTTCC